ACACGGAGGATAAACTTCACCTTTAAAACGGCCTTCGAACAACCCATTTTTGTCGCATGGCTATTGACAAGAAGAGCGCAGCACAGGAATTATTCAATGCCGGTTGGGAACAAAACCGCATTGCTTCCATTCTCGATATCAGTGAGCAAACCATTAGCGCGTGGAAAAACAAACACAACTGGGAAGAGAAGCGCGCAAAAAAAAATATGGCCGCTGATGTTGCTGAAGATACCATCTGGGAACTCATCAACTATCAACTCAAAGCGCTCAAACAAAAGAAGGAACAGTACGAGCTGCTGGCAGAAACCAATAAGCAGAATAAAGATTTGCCCATGCTCGACAAAGGTGATATCGATGCGCTGCAAAAATTGTGGACAACTGTAAAGAACAAGCAGCTCGACTGGAGCGTGACCGTTAACAACATCAAAGACTTTGTGTCTTACATCAGTGAGCGAGATCTCGACCTGGCAAAAAAAATACTCACGCACTCTGATGACTACCTGAACTTCAAGCGAAAGAATTTATAATGCTGATCAAAGCCACACCGGAAGACAAAGCTTACAAAGCATGGCTCGATCTGTGCCTGCGCATCAGCACGGCCACAGAGGTACAACGCAATGAGCTAACCGAAACCGCGCAGCAACGCGAAGAGCGGATAAAAGAATTGCTCAAGCCGGCCAACTTCGAAAAGTTTTGCCGCTACTACTTTCCACACTACATCGATTCAGAATTCGGCTGGTTTCATAAAAAGGCAGCGAAAGAAATTCTTGGCACAGATAACATAATGGCTGCATTAGAATGGCCACGTGAACACGCAAAGAGTGTGTTTGCTGATGTCTTCATCGCCATGTACTTAAAAGCAACCGGATGGTTAACCGGGATGATTTTGGCCAGCGAAACAGCGGAAAAGGCAGCAGTACTAATTGGTGATATTCAGGCTGAGTTAACAGAAAACAAACGCTTCATTGCCGACTTCGGTGAACAGCGCACGCTTGGTAACTGGACTGAAGGCCACTTCACCACCACCGATGGTATAGGGTTCTGGAGTTTCGGTCTGGGGCAAAACCCTGCGGGTGTAAAGAAGGCCTCTAAAAGACCCAATCTTGGTGTGATTGATGATGCTGCAAGTAAAAGAAGATCACAAAATCAGGATAGGATTAAGGCTGATATAGATTGGGCCCTGGGTGAATTTACAAACTGTCTGACTCTGAAAGCAAAAAAACTTATCGTTGCCAATAACCGCACTTGCAGCAATGACTTCATGGCACATTTTGTAGGCGATGTAAATGAAGGTGATCCAATCCGTAAAGGTCTTGTTCATATAAAAGTTTACGCCACAGAGGAGCCGCGTACACACAAAATGCTTACCATCGAAAATGGTGGGAGACCTGCATGGCCGCGATATACCATAAAGCATCTACAAACCAGGTTTGATGAAATTGGATATCGCAATGCCATGCGACAGTTCTACCATCAGGACATTAAAGATGGTAACGTTTTCCGCGAAGAGCATTTACCCTGGGTTGATCCGCAACAGCTCGACCGGTACGATGCACTACTCACTTACGTTGACCCCAGCTACAAAGACACCAAGAAGAACGACTTCAAAGCCATTGTGCTTATTGGCAAGATCGGCTTTCATTACGACATACTGTGGGCATGGGTTCGGCAAGCATCACGCAGTGCTATGGTAAAAGCACACTACGATATCGACAAGGTGATCAACAGAAAATTACCGATGCCCGGCATACCCTTGGGCAAAGTGGATGTAACGTGCAATCACTACCTCGAAGCCAACTTCATTCAGGAAGATCTCTTTATGAATGAATACTACTCCGAAGGCGAGAGACGTGGTGAGCAGTTGCGCATTCGAGGAGATCACCGAAAAAAGCCCGATAAGTTCGGGCGCGTTGAAGACTTATCACCGCTGGCCGAAGTTGGCTACCTGCGGTTCAATAAAAAAATGCAGAAGAACCCGGACATGATCACCCTACGCGATCAGTTCCTGGCTTTTCCAAACGGGCATGATGACGGCCCGGACGCAGTCGAAGGCGGCATCTATATGCTAAACAAACGCAACAAACATCATGGAAGAAAAAGCATCACACGGACAGGCAAGTACAAAAGGCCTGCCCACCGCACAGGATAAAAAATTCTTTGACCTCATGCGGTTCGTGGTAACACTCGGCTCATACGACAAGCTTGCCATGATCATGGCCAGCCATTCGCAATCGGTTTGTAAAAGCTGCAACGAGGTTCATGTGCGGCTCGTAACCTTAACCTTTAACTACAATTAACATGAGCAGCTTCATTTCAAAAGACGATTACGCATACCACATGCGTGTATATAAACTCGATCAGATACTGGACGAGGAAGAACATGACCAGGATTTGATTCTCGACACTGCCGAAGAAGAAGCCCTGGCCATGATTGAAAAGCACCTGGCCGATAAGTACGATATGAATACCGTACTCAGTCAATCCGGTGCCAACCGTAACAAGGTTATTCTGCGCTGGGCCAAGGTGCTGGTCATCTACTATATCTATGAGCGGGTGCCCGATGAAATGGTACCCGAACGGGTAGTGAAGAACTACAACGAGGTAATGGAACAGCTCAGGCGGGTGGAAGATGGAAAGGCCAGTGTAAGCGGCCTGCCGCCCAAAACCGAGCTGGACGGCAACGGGGTAAACCAACCGGTTACCCGCAGGCGCTGGGGCAGTGTAACGGCCCGCACAAACGATGCAGGTTCTCCACGCAATTTAAAATGGTAAACAAGGGTATTTCTAACGCTTTCTAACGGTACTTCTATGAATCTTCAAGCACTACTCCCAAAAGCATGGCGAGGCGAACACAGGGCGATTGAGCGCTTCCGCTCTGAACTCGATGAAACGCGCTCAGAACTGGATAAACTGAAGCGTAAGGGCAAGCGGGTTTCACCCAGCCTGATTAAACGCAGGCAGTACCTCACCGACTTCCGGCAGGACGAGCTGAAGCTGGCCATCATGCAAGCCGAGAACTTCGACCACCCCAGGCGCGACATGCTGTACGAATTTTACAAACTCACCCTCCGCGATGGGCACATCCATGGCGAGTATGAGAAGGCCATCTTTAAAGTAGTGGGTTCTCCGTTTGCCGTATTCAAAAAAGGCAGCGAAGAAATTGATGAGCTGGCCACGCGGTTGCTTCAAAAAAACTGGTTCGAAGAGTATCGCCAGTATTATGAAGAGACCCGCTTCCATGGCCACAGCCTGGTGCAGTTCCTCGACATGGTGCCGAGTGAAGAGCCCGGTATGCAAATGGAGTTCAAGTACGTGGAGCTGATTGCACGCGAGCACGTACGGCCAGAGCAAGGCGTGATCGTGTTGGACATCAGCCACGAGAATGGAATTCCATTCCGCGATGAGCAGATAAAGAAAGCGCTGCGCCTCATTGAAATGGGCAAGCCCGATAACCTGGGCATACTGCTGATCGCTGCCGCAGAAAGCATCTGGAAAAAGTACACGCGCTCCGATTGGTCCCGCCACAGCGAGAAGTTTGGTATGCCTACCATTATTGCACGCCTGGCTACCAGCGACAAAACCGAGGTTGATAAAACGGAAGACATGTTGTCAAACTTTGGCAACAACCTGTGGGCCATTCTGGATAAGGACGATGAGGTGGATGTAAAAGAAAGTGCACAGCCCAACGCCTTCCAGATTTATAAAGAGAAGGTGCTGATGTGTAACAGCGAAATAAGCAAGCTGTTTACCTGGCAAACCGGAACCAGCGATGAGAAATCATTTGTGGGCAGTGCAGAGGTACACGAACGCGTGCTGAACGAATACGTAGAAGCACGTAAGCGTAAGCAAACCTTTCACATCAACGATGAACTGTTTCCGTTTTTGATCGAACACGGTTACCCGCTTAAAGATCGTGAGTTCAGGTATCTCGACTACCAGCAGAGCGACCCGGAAGAAGAACAGCAGGAAGCCACCGACAAAAAGAAAACCGATAGTCCCGGAGGTGGCAAAGAAAAAAAGCAACAGGCCCGGTACAGGCACACCATGAAATCCATGCTTCGTTAGAAGAATGGTATTCGCTTCTGCCGGTGGCAGAAGAACCGTATCGGGCACCGTTAAACCTTGATCGCATCGTAACCGAATCACTTGTGCGGTTTTTCTATGGCCGTTTAAATGACGGTCAGGTTGATCCGCGTGTAGCTCGCGCCAGTGCCGAGAAAGTTTGGGAGGGTGTACTGAAAGGATGGGGCAATACACGCCAGGCGAATTATGGCACACCTGAGCAACGTGTGCTCATTAACCTGCGATACAATGTGCACGTAGCCGAAGTATTCAAGAACCACCAGTTCGGCAGGCAGTTGGTAAGGCTTATGTTTGATGAAACCGGAAAGCGCAGATCATTCAGCGAATTCAAGCGCGAGGCACTGCTCGTATCCAACAAGTACAACAAGCAGTGGCTTGAGGCCGAGTACAACACCGCTATCGGTACAGCGCGAATGGCCAGCAAGTGGCAAGGCTTTAAACGCAGGTTTACTGAAAACGGAAATCGTGGCTACCTGAAGTATCACACCCAGCGCGATGACCGGGTGCGTAAACAACACCTGGCACTGGAAGGCACAACCCTTCCGGTTGATGATCCCTTCTGGAGCACGTACTACCCGCCCAACGGCTGGCGGTGCCGGTGCTTTGTAACATGGGCTGGTACCGAAGCTGATATGGTACCACCGCAACAACTGGAAGAAATACCCGCGATGTTTAAAAACAATGCAGGTGAAACCGGTGAAGTGTTTACAGGTGAGAACCCGATGTTCACCGTTGATGGTGCCTTTACCGAAGCTGCGCAAAAGTTGTTCGGCTACAAGCCACCGGTTGATCCGCAAAAGTTTGCACGCAACCTGGAACAGTACGAGCAGCTTATTGAAGATCGTAACTATAAGCTGCGCCACACCGATAACCTCAGTGGTGGTTTTGTGTTTGTGCACAACAAGGCCGACAAAGTTGGCCTGACTGACAACATAAAAGCCGCACGCAAACTGTCAACACAGCTGGGCGATGGCGTAGTTATACGTGAACACCTGGGCACTGGCCGCAACCCTGAGTTTGAAATCAACGGCATTACCAGCGATTTAAAAACACCAGCAGGAAAAGAGAGCGGAATAAAGTACAGGTTTAGAAGTGCACGCAAACAAGGGCTTGATAACCTGGTGCTGGAGCTGGACGGTTACAGCATTGAAGCCGCCACCGAAGGATTGAAGCGCGGCTTTCGTAACCACTCCGTTAATGAAGTGCGCGTAATCTTTAGCGGCAAAGTGGTGATGGTTACCCGTGCCGATTATGAGAAAGGAATTATAGAGCAGTTGATTCGTGAAGGGCTGAAATAAAAATCCGGAGACCTCGCAAATGCAGAGAGCCTCCGGTGGCGGGCCTCGCGGCCCATAACAAAGGTAGTATATGAGCTTCAGAAATAAAAGAACAGGTAAAACACTAAGTCAGGACTTGCAACGGCAGCTGGTACAATACAAGCTCCTGGTATCAAAGCGACTGCCCGAAAAAGCCGAGTTGATATTGATGAACAGCGTACAAAGCTCGTTCGACCAAGAGCAGTACAAGGCCAAGGGCAGCAAGTGGGCTCCGCGCAAAAGCACCGACAAAAGTGCAGGCAACCGCAAGTTGCTGGTGAAGAGTGGCGACTTGCGCAGGTCGTTCGAAACGTTTCAGCGTGGCGCTGATGTAGGCATTGGCACCGATGTAGAGTATGCACAGGTGCACAACGAGGGGTTAAAGGCGGGCCGCTCCGGCTTTCAAATGCCGCAACGCCAGTTCATGCCAAAGCCTGGCGAAACCAACGCACAGATAGAGCGCGAGCTCGAACAGTTTATGGATACTGAAATGGATAAAATATTCCGATGAAAGCAAGGTGGTTCGATAAAGAAAAAGGAACAGTTGCAATTTTCTGTCCGGGTTGCAATGAAAAGCATTACCTGAATGTTGATCCGAAAAACGGTAGGCCATGCTGGGGTTTCAATGGTAATTTTGAAATGCCAACATTTACACCCTCGCTTTTGGTTCGTACAGGTAAGCACGTTGAAGGTGAAGCGTACAAGCAACGACTGCCAAAGGAAGATTGGGCGGCATACGAACAATACAGCAAGCGCTGTCATTCATTC